GGCTCATCAACATTGTTGATGAGGTCTTGGACCCACTCAAAGAATAAAATTCTAGAGGTGGTATAACGATAATCTATATTATTTATAGACTCGTCAATATCTCGAACAAATCGAGAATATTGTACTTCAATAGGAGGAGATTTCTTCTTACCTAATAGAAGGTACAAGTCCTGGGAACCAGTACAGAGTCTAAACAAAGACTCCATCTGGCCAGGTGATCCATCGTAGGTACTTAACCTATCGATAATCTTTTCAATTAATAAAAATATTGAAAATACTACCCAAAGCATTAGTGTATCTAATATCATTAGTGCAGTAGTTGATTGACATCTATATAATGAGTCAATAAACCAATCTGGTCGATCTTCATAGAAAGACCATAACGGTATATCAGAAATCTTTAAAATAGTTCTGATAGGATCTTTGAGCCTTTTGGCAATCAAAGATGATATGTATACAGCAATAGCATTGCTGTAATCATCAAAAGTTATCTCACCAAATTTGAGAATTTGTGAAGATAATCTAGGTTCTTTCCAGAGTTCATCTGATAAAGGACTTTCTGAATATAGAATATCAGTTATTTTATTACTGAAATCTAATTCACAGTAACCAGCGTCTATAATAGAAACTGGTAAACGGGGAGAAACTGCACAAGCAAGTGCTTTCTCAGGCTGATATGTCAAATCAGCTAGTTGAGTTAATTTCTTACAATCCAATGTATAGAAATTTCTCGAGAAAACCTTATTCACTACACTAGTGAAGTGAATAGGTTCACCAAAGAATTCAAATAATTCTTTTGGTCTAATGGCGGTTATTTCCCAACCATTTAAGTAGACCCTTTTGGCCAATTCGACCACTTGGGGCATACCCTCAATAGTACCATATTGTATATAGTACTCCGAGGTCCGGAAAGTATACCCTTTCATAACTGAAATGGTAACTCCAATACTCTGAAATATATCAGAGTATACCTCCGCTAAGTAGATATTCCTACAGCAGAAGTCATCACCTATTATTAAATAGTGATATAAGTCTTTCTGGTAAGGCACATATGCCTCCAGCATGGCTGTTCTAGCTATCATGTGATTAGTTAGAGCAAGCATGGACCAACTTGTATAGGTTCCCATGCCATTACCAACTGCATATCGAATCATTCGATCTTCAGCTGGATAATAGAATTCCCTATCACAGGATATTCTATACCAAAGTTTAGCAACTTTGTTACCATACATTTGAGAAATTATCTCAATTTGTAGGTCCATAGGCAGAGCATTAGTTGCTTCTGTCAAATCTTGTGATGATACAATAGTATTATGATCACAAGCTTCAAGGGTCATCTGTCTAGCTATTTCGCTAGCAGCTTCCTGATCCTTGGTCCCATCTTCTTTGTATCCATCAAGGATTTCAAAGTGATGTTCGTGCATACATTTCAAGCACGACTGCGTAAATTGATCTACAATTGCAATTATACGCGACTTCCCAGAATGCTCTTGTTTAATTGAGAGCCTTCCAGTATAAACCTCTTCAGTAGTGATTTCTTCATTACTAGATGAGACTACCTTTCTAATATGATTCATATAATCTATTAGAGAAGAATTCGATGTCTCGTAGGCTAATTCCTCGATAACATCAAATAAGATATCACCATTTGACATCTTATACTCCATGAGTGCTTTCGCATCCAAAGGAGACCCCGCAAAGCAAGGCCCATTAGGACCCATCTTTGACGAGATATGCATGGAGGCCTTACCTTGAAGAGCTTCCATTCGTGAGAACTGTTTTCTAGCAGGAAATTCCTGCTCTAAAACATAAGACCAAGCTCTCTTATAACGGATGAACTTGTCGTCTCCAGTATGTTGATATAATCTATCAAAATACTTACCAGTATACAACGAAGTGTTGTCTGGATCAAGGGAATATGTGTCTTTTGGTAAGACCCCTTCTTTGACTATACCAGAAATATCTGGTTTAGCTTGGCCTACACCGTAAAGTCGGTGTAAGCAGAGGATTGTATGGGCAGCATTAATATTGCCTATTGTACCTCTGAGGTAATGTAAAAAGGGTTTTAAGACCTTAGGTACATTACTCCTCTCTAACGTACTCAAAGTTGGTACATTAGAAGATGTATGACTTACGGAATACCGTAATGCATA